CATTTAATTTTGAAAATTATGACTACGACAACAACGAAGAAGAGGACGAAGACTAGTACAACATCACTAGAACTTCCAAGAAATCCATTTGTATTTGAGGTTTTGGATCTTGCCTCAAAACAAAGAAGTAAAGCAAAAAAAGTAGAGGTTCTAAAAAAATATAGAGATAATGGACTAGTTGCAGTTCTTATCTGGAACTTTGATGAAACTATTTCTTCATTACTTCCAGAAGGAGAAGTTCCTTATTCTGGATTTGATGATCAAGCAAAGTCAAATGGTGGATTAACTACTAAGATTACAGAAGAAGTTCGTCGTATGCACGAGACTGGTTCTTTTTCTATGGGTTCGAGTGATAAAAATGGACACACTACAATCCGTAGAGAGTTTAAGAACTTTTATCACTTTTTGAAGGGTGGTAATCCTGGATTGAGTGCAATTCGTAGAGAAACAATGTTCATCAACATTCTTGAGGGACTTCATCCACTTGAGGCAGAAATTATTTGCCTTGTGAAAGATAAAAAGTTATCTGAAAAGTATAAAATTACAAAAGAAATTGTAAGTGAAGCATATCCAGATATTACTTGGGGAGGTAGAGGTTGAGAATTCTTTATGAAGACTGTGATCCTGATAAGGCACTAGATAAATCATTACCATATACAGCATACTTGGTGCAATATAAAGTGGATGGTGAATCACATTATGATGTTGCACTAGGTAAAAAACAAGTTGAAATCTTTGATGCTTATTGGGATAAGTATCGTGAGAACTTTGTGAATATGAAGCAGAGTGAGGGAAGAATCAATCCAAAACTATGGGGTAATAAACCACCCGAAACCAAAAAGCGAAAGTAGTTCCAAAAAAGGTCGAAAAAAATCTCCAGGAATTTTTTGGTTTGTAGGGTCGCTTGACTAAATAAGGTATGAGGTTTATAATAGACCTGTCGTTTATCGGAGAAATCTCCGACGCAAGTAAGTCGCGCAACGGAACGTTGATCCCATGTTAGAAATACTTCTGTATTCTGCACTCACATGCCTTGAAGCTGATTCAATTATCGAAAAAATCAAAGCAGACGAAAATCTTAAAAATAATATTAAGATTGAGTTAGTTGAGACAATGAAAGAATCAGTACCCGAATGTAAATGGGACGCAAACGACTGAAGAAACGGAAAAAACGGATCCTGATCATTCAGAGAAGGTTAATTTCACCCATTTCTTTAGGAGTATAAAAATGAACACACTGCAAATGATTAAAAAGCAGATTGATAAAGCATCTGCTCTACATAACGCACAAATTCTTCACACTTCTTATCGTGGTGTTGAGTATGACGTGCATTGTGAAAATCATGGGGAAACTCATGGAACATTTTGTTATCGTGGTCGCACTTATGTAAAGTGATATGGAAGTATTACAAATCACTGGGATATTATCCCTAGGATCTGTGGCAATACTATCAATCTTATATTACGAGATTCACTTACTTTTTAAATAAACGTCAGAGGGGTTGCTAACCCCTCTTTTTTTGTGTTATAATGTGGTGAAACAACAGAGTATTATGGAGAGAGAACGACTTAAATTGATTGTAAGAAATCTTGAACTTCTTGTTGATTCTTTAAAAGCAGAAGTTTATTCTGATCCCGAAGCATATAAGATGCGACAGGATAAAGAGATTCATCACAATAGATATGGGCATCCTGATTATGATGAAGTCTTTGAGGATGATGATGACTGATACAAAGAAAGCAAAAGAACTTGTTAAACTATTAGAGAAATTGATTGAAAAAGATTATTTCTACAGTGAAGAACGAATTATTGAAATGAAATCACAACTGCGAGAAATTAGAAAGCAGATTGCTGATATCGAAAAAGAAAACTCTAAAGGATTTGGAAAATGAATGTAAAACTGATTAGTGTCACTCCTGATGCTGAAAAAACTATGGCTTATGTTGCCAGAGTGTCAAATCCAAATAATCAGGAAAATCCCAACTATGCAAAGTTGTTGGGATATTGTATCAAACACAATCATTGGTCTGTGTTTGAGCAGGCATTCATGACATTGGAAATTGAGACTACCAGAGGACTGGCAGCACAAATTTTGCGTCATCGTAGTTTTACATATCAAGAGTTCTCACAACGTTATGCTGACTCTTCACTTCTTGGTGATACGATTCCTATGTTTGATCTCCGTCGTCAAGACACCAAGAATCGTCAAAATTCTATTGATGATGTTGATCCTTTTGTGAGACAGGAGTTTGAAATTAGGATTCGAAAGCATTTTGATGATGCAATGACTCTTTATCAATCGATGCTTGATATGGGAATTGCAAAAGAATCTGCTCGTTTTGTGCTTCCACTGGCAACTCCCACTCGTCTTTATATGAGTGGATCAGTTCGATCGTGGGCCCATTACATCACACTTAGATCTGCTAATGGCACTCAAAAAGAGCATATGGATATTGCAGAAGAATGTAAGAAAATTTTTGTGGAACAATTTCCGACTTGTGCAGAAGCACTGGAGTGGGTCTAAATATTTTTATATCATTAGGAGGTGATAATTTTGGCAACATATCCTGTAGTAAATAAAGAGACTGGTGAACAAAAAGAGGTGAAAATGAGTGTTCATCAGTGGACAGAATGGTTGAAAGAAAATCCAGAATGGACACGAGACTGGAGTGATCCATCTACTGCCCCAATGGCAACTGACGTTGGCGAGTGGAGAGATAAACTTATTAATAAAAACCCTGGATGGAATGAAGTTTTGGATAGAGCATCCAAAATGCCCGGATCAAATGTTAAAAAAATTTAAATATGTCAAGAAGAAAGAGATCAACAGCAAACGACCAACCAATTGGAGTTGGTTTCACAGCAAAACAGATGAAGAGGAAAAAACCTCTTGGTTCTGAATATATGGACGAGATTGTCCCACTCACAGAGAATCAAAAAAAATTATTCGATTCATATGCAGAACAAAAACATCTTGTTGCATATGGGTGTGCGGGAACAGGGAAAACTTTTATCACTCTATATAATGCTCTTAAAGATGTGTTAGATCAAAATACTCCGTATGAAAAAATTTACTTAGTACGATCATTAGTTGCCACAAGAGAAATTGGTTTTCTTCCTGGATCCCATGAAGACAAAGCAGATATTTATCAGATTCCTTATAAGAATATGGTGAAATATATGTTTAGATTTAATACTGATGCAGAATATGAAATGCTCTATGGTAATCTTAAATCTCAAGAAACAATTAAATTTTGGAGTACTTCATTTCTTCGAGGAACAACACTCGATCGTTCAATTATTATTGTTGATGAATTTCAAAATTTAAATTTTCATGAATTAGATTCTATTATTACACGAGTTGGTGAGGACACAAAAATTTGTTTTTGTGGAGATGTCATGCAATCTGATTTACAAAAGCAAACTGAAAAAAGTGGCATTATCGATTTTTTAAATGTATTGCGAAAAATGCCTTCTTTTGATATAATTGAATTTACACTTAATGATATTGTTAGATCTGGTTTAGTTAAAGAATATCTAGTTGCAAAAATGGAAGAAGGTCTCTAATGTTTAATCATGTTAATTTGAATTTACCATCTCTTCAAAGAGAAACTATTGATGGTATTAGATTTTATAAAATTCCTGATAATGAAGAACTTATTAGACTGGTCTCTATCACGTCAGTGACCAGTCATTTTAATAAGGAGATTTTTGTCAAATGGCGCAAAAAAGTAGGTAATGAGGAAGCAGATCGTATTACCAAAGCTGCTACAATTCGTGGTACAGATATGCACACTCTTACTGAGAATTTTTTAAAAAATGAAGAACTTCCCAGAGTTCCACCAATCTCAGAATTTCTTTTTAAAATCTCTAAGAGTAATCTTAGAAACATAAATAATATTCATGCTCTCGAAAGTTCACTATATAGTAAGCAGTTAGGTATTGCTGGAACCGTCGATTGTATTGCAGAATACGAGGGTGAACTGGCAATCATCGATTTTAAAACATCTAAGAAACCTAAACCACGGGAGTGGATCGATCACTATTTTGTGCAGTGCATGGCATATGGTTGTATGCTGTACGAACTGACTGGTATTTCGGTCAAAAAACTTGTAATCATCATGGCTTGTGAAAATGGAGAATGCGTCGTCTATGAAGAA